GCAAACGGTAAGAAGGCTCGTATCTTCGCACTCGTACACGATTCCATTCTAGCAGAAGTACCAGAAGATGAAGTCGAGGAATACATGGAAAAACTAGCAAACTACATACAAATGGACAGAGGTATCTCTATACCTGGTGCTCCAGTAGGTTGTGATTTTGAGATTGTTCACGAAGATTACTCAGGCGGAAAGTTCGAGAAAAAATATGGTGATTACATATCGTAGTATACGCTCTACTATAGAATACCCTGTATTTTTATTACCTTCAGGAAATTGGGAGTTGCATGATGGACTCCTTTTTCTTGAAGATAAGATAGTAGATGATAGAAATAAAGAAGGTAGAACTCTTGGAGCCAGACGTATGCAAACAGCTCACAAGAACGTTCTTCCCCTAAAAAAGATGATTACTTCGTACAACGGAGTACTAAAACAAGGTACTAAGTACTTTATAGATAACGTAGGGAAGCCTTTTGTGTACGAAAAAACACGCTTTGCACAACTAAAGTACTTGAGAATTAAAAGAGTGGAGAAGAAAGATGTAGCTTCACTTGTATGGGTACAAGGACATAGCACTCCTTTTACCGTTCCACGCCCTCCTGAAGATGGAATGCTTTGGGCAGGGGTTTTGCACTTACATGGATTACCGTGGGTGCTGTATGAGTACTCGGAAACGAAACTCAAAGATACCAGAAAGAAAGTATAATATGGGAAAACGAAGAAAAACTCTTGCAGGAGTCAACTTTGAACTGCAAGAAATAGAACCTTTAACACGTAACCAGCTAAAAGCATTTGAATCTAACAAACACCTTGTTCTGCATGGACTTGCAGGTACAGGTAAGACGTTTATATCCTCGTACCTAGCATACGATGATATGGCAAAAGGAGCCTTTCAAAAGCTAGTAATTATACGAAGTGCTGTACCTACAAGAGACATTGGATTCTTGCCCGGTACAGAAAAGGAGAAAGCCTCTGTTTATGAAGAGCCTTATAAAGATATTGCTAATGATCTGTTCGGTAGAGGCGATGCCTACGAAATACTAAAACAGAAAAACTTAGTAGAGTTTATGACTACTTCATTTATACGAGGAATTACACTTAGAGATGCAGTTATTCTTATTGATGAGTGTCAAAATATGTCTTTCCATGAGCTAGATTCTATTATCACTCGTACGGGTGAGAACTGTAGAATCGTATTCTGTGGAGACTTTAGACAGGCAGATCTTAGGGCAAATGGCCTTAAAGATTTCTTCCAAGTTCTAAAACGTATGGATTTGTTCACTTTTATCGAGTTTGAGGTAGAAGATATTGTCAGATCTGAATTCGTAAAATCATACATTATCGCAAAGAATGAACTAGACTTATGAAGATACCCACAGTAGCAGTAGACCAGTATGACTTCTTGGAACACAGAAGAAACCAAGAAGCCGTACATTGGTCAAAAAATACAAAGGACTCTCCTTTACGCTCTATTCTCACAGTAGAAATCAATACTACAGAATTGTGTAATAGAACGTGTGTATTCTGCCCTCGACACGACCCTGAAGTGTTTCCAAATAGAAACCTTCATATGACTGTAAAGGGCGCTACCACTATTGCTACTGAACTTGCCTCTAATGATTTTAAAGGCAAAATATCTCTCAGCGGGTTCGGAGAGAACTTACTCAATCCTCAGTTTCCCGAAATAATAGCAGCTTTTAGAGATAATCTACCAGATGCTACTATAGAGTGTAATACTAATGGAGATAGACTGACGAAAGAGTATGCAAACGACTTGATCTCGCTACGGGGTCTCGACATCTTGTATATTAACCTCTATGATGGTATAGAGCAGATGGAACACTTTGATGAGATCATGAAAGATATTCCACAGGATAGATACAAGTACCGTATGCACTGGGGTGATTTTGAGAAGCATGGTTTAATTCTGAACAATCGAAGCGGAGTTATGGATTGGGTAGGAGTAGAGGAGAGCAGTGTTACTGCATTACAAGGTAAGCCTTGCCACTACCCCTTCTATAAAATGTTTGTCGATTGGAACGGAGATGTACTGTTTTGTAGTAATGATTGGGGCAGAGAGCACGTAGTAGGAAACTTATTACAAGATTCTCTGTACGATGTATGGTTTAGTAAGCCTATGACCAAGATTCGTAAAAAACTAATGAAGGGCGACAGATCTATGTCTCCCTGCAATAAATGTAGCGTAGACGGTTCTCTCTTTGGAAAACCCTCGTTTGAGCTAGTAAAGGAGCACTATGAAAACATTAATAACCGGGACTAGTACACTTTACTCTGCCCTTAACCACCTTCTGCCTATTGATACGTGTCGTATTGAAGATATACTCGAAGGCAGAGTTGATCTTAGCGAGTATGGCTGTTTCATCAACTATGCACACGTGGGATTCAAACAAGTAGAACTACTAGAGTACGTCTATAATCAGTGGCAGTTTGACTCAGATAAGATAATTTTTAACATTTCTTCTCGTGCCGCACAACCAAATATATCTAAAGGATATATGTATGCCGCGCAGAAAGCAGCTTTGAATCATTATGCTAATAATTTACATTGGAATTGTGTTGGAAAAAGATGTAAAATAACTACAATGGACTTAGGGGGCGTAGCTTTGCGAGGTCTTCCTAGTATGCGCTGGACTACTGTGGCAGACACCATCGTTAGCATCATGGTGCAAGACTTGGAAATTCCACATATATGTATGCAAGTACCTGAAAATTATCTGACTGTGCAGGCGGCTAAAGCTGCCCTGAAAGAGGCGAATTCGTGAAAGCAGTTATAAGTCACAGAATATACATGGATTGTACCGAAGAAGTACAGGAGAGAATCGACAAAGAGCTCACCTATACTATTCCTACGCACAATCCTCTTGACCCGCCCGAGGTGATTAAGAATATGGGCATTATTCGTAATGGGTTAGTCTCATTACCAATAGGTCGTACGGATTTGATACCATCAAATTACGAAATAGTCGATAGGCGTGTAAACAAGCCTGTAGAATTTCCTAAGTTTAAGTTTGACTTACGACCAAGCCAAAAAGCGGTTTATGACGAAATCGAAGATAATAGTATAATTAACGCATGGGTCAGTTGGGGTAAGACATTTACAGGTTTAGCTATCGCGGGTAAACTTGGACAGAAAACACTTGTTGTTACACATACTGTTCCTCTGCGTAATCAGTGGGCAAAAGAAGTAGAGAAAGTCTATGGAATTAAACCAGGCATCATAGGCAGTGGTCAATTTGATCTTGATGCTCCTATCGTGATTGGGAATACACAGACTTTGTACCGAAACGTAGACAAAATTCGTAAGGAGTTCGGGACTGTCATACTAGATGAGATGCATCATGTTAGCAGTCCGACCTTTAGTAAGATTTTAGATACAAATTACTGTAGATATAAGATAGGTCTGTCGGGAACTATAGAAAGAAAGGATGGAAAACACGTTGTATTCAGAGATTACTTTGGTAATACTCTTTTCAAGCCACCCAAAGAAAACTATATGACCCCTACAGTACACATTGTACCGTCAGAGATACGATTCATGGATGGAGCTAGAATCCCCTGGGCTAACAGAGTAACAAAGCTAGCAAATGATGAAGAGTACAGACATACAATAGCACTTTTAGCCGCAGCTTATGCCGCTAAAGGTCACAAAGTCTTAGTAGTAAGTGATAGAGTGAGCTTTCTGAAGGCTTGTTCCGAGCTTACAGGAGACAAATCAATATGCGTTACTGGCGAAGTATCGCATGAAGATAGAGAAACGCTTGTAGATGAAATACTCTACGGGGATAAGAATGTTCTTTACGGAACACAAGCTATCTTCTCAGAAGGTATATCAGTAGACACACTTAGTTGTCTTATACTGGCAACCCCTGTAAATAATGAACCACTACTGACACAGCTCTGTGGACGAGTGATTCGGAAAAAGGAAGGTAAAATCGACCCTGTTATCATAGATATACACCTGAAAGGAAATACGGCTAGAAAACAAGCCTCCAATCGTGTCGGGTTCTATATGAAGCAGGGTTGGAATATGAAGTACCTTTAGAAAAATAATTCTTGACAAAATGGTAAAAAGGAAGTATAATAGTGCTCTTATTTGATTGGAAGAAGGTTTTTGATACGGCGCAAGGAAATATTGCTACTTGTAACACGATAATGGAAATGCTCGTAAAGAGTCAAATCCCTCGTAACAAGTATGACCCTATCTATAAATATTCTCATAAAGACTTTACAGGCGACTGCTTTCTTCTTCATGGAGAAATGCTTCTTTACAATTCTTATAAGTACACACAAAAAGAACTTTGCATATACTACGCACTGGCTTCTCTTAGAAGTACAGCGGAGTATTTTGCAACACACAAAACCACACTAGATTCACTGCATTGTCCAGTGCCTCTAGAACAAATTAACGACAACAGGCTACTCATAATAGATGCAAAAGATATTACATTTATCTATGAAGAAGTCCAACTGGAGACTATACACTAATGGCATTATCATTCAATAAGCAAACGGGCGGAGCCCAAAAATCCTCAATCTCAACTTTTCAGTATAAAGATGGTGACAACAAGATGCGCGTAGTTGGCGACATTCTTGCACGCTATGTTTACTGGATTAATGGCGAGAACGGTAAAAACATTCCAATGGAGTGTCTATCTTTTGATAGAAACTCTGAGCGATTCAACAATGTCGAGAAAGACTGGGTTCGCGAGTACTATCCCGACCTAAAGTGTGGCTGGAGCTACGCTACTCAGTGCATCGACAACGGTGAAGTTAAAGTAGTAAACCTAAAGAAAAAGCTGTGGGAGCAAATTATTACTGCTGCAGAAGATCTAGGCGATCCTACTGACCCTGACACTGGCTGGGACATTTGTTTCAAGCGAGTTAAGACTGGCCCTCTTCCTTACAACGTAGAGTATCAGTTGCAAGCACTAAAGTGCAAGCCTCGTGCTCTTACAGACGAAGAGCGTGAAGCTATTGCTGATCTAAAGTCTATGGATGACGTAATGACCCGTCCTACACCTGACGCACAGAAAGAGTTGCTTGATCGAGTTCGTAACCACGGTGACGAGACTGATGATGAAGCTCTTGACGCGGAGTTCAATGTAGGATGATTCTTTTTACGGCAGACTGGCACATCAAGCTGGGGCAGAAGAATGTCCCAGTAAAGTGGGCTACAAACCGTTATCAAATGTTCTTTGACCAGATCTATGAACTAGAAAAAGAATGTAATATGCACATAATCGGGGGCGATCTCTTTGATCGTCTTCCGAATATGGAAGAGTTGGAACTTTACTTCAGGTTTATTCGTGGAGTAAAGATTCCAACTATTATTTATGATGGAAACCATGAAGCTACTAAGAAGAATAGGACTTTCTTTACTCAGCTAAAGCAAGTAAGTAGGGATATTAACCCTCTTATTCATATTGTAGATGTGTCTTATGTAGATAATGACTTAGGTTTCAGTATCCTGCCTTACGCAGATTTGCATAAGAAAGGTGCGATAGATCATTTTGATACGAGCTGGCCTTTATTCACTCACGTTAGAGGAGAAATACCGCCACACGTTAAACCCGAAGTCGACTTAGACCTGTTTGAAGACTTCCCTGTTATATTTGCAGGCGACCTACACGCCCATAGCAACTGTCAACGCAATATTGTATATCCTGGTAGTCCTATGACTACTTCCTTTCATAGAAGTAAAGTAAAAACAGGTTACTTGCTTATTAACGAACAGGACTGGAGTTGGATGTGGGAAGAGTTCAGATTACCACAGCTAATTCGTAAAACAGTTACAAGTAGTGAAGATATGACTCCTACTGATTTTGATCATACGATCTATGAAGTAGAAGGAGATATGCAAGATCTAGCCGGAGTAAAGAACTCAGAATTGCTAGATAAAAAAGTAGTAAAACGTAAGTCAGAGGCATCTCTTATCATGGATAAAGATATGTCCGTGCAAGAAGAGCTAGTAGAGTATCTAACGTACATACTAGAAATTAACCCTGATAAAATACCAGACATCATAGGAACATACAATGATTACACTACAAACATTGAGATGGGATAACTGCTTTAGTTATGGTTCTGGTAATGAGTTACAATTAGACGACAATACTGTTACACAAATCCTTGGTACTAACGGGATGGGGAAGTCCTCCATCCCGTTAATCATTGAGGAAGCACTGTATAACAAGAACTCTAAGGGTATCAAAAAAGCAGACATTCCTAATCGTTATGTGAATGATGGTTATAACATCTCTCTGTCTTTTACGAAAGATGAAGATAGTTATCAGATCACCGTTAATCGCAAAACAAATATAAAAGTCAAGTTAGAAAAGAATGGTACAGATATATCTAGCCACACAGCTACGAATACGTACAAGACTCTACAAGAGATTCTCGGAGTTGACTTTAAAACCTTTTCGCAGTTAGTATATCAAAATACTAATGCGAGTTTGCAGTTTTTAACTGCTACAGATGCAAACCGTAAGAAGTTTCTTATTGATCTTCTACACTTAGAAAAATACGTTGAGTTATTCGAAGTATTTAAGTCTGCATCTCGGGAAGTATCGAATACGTCATCTACGATAGCAGGGAAACTTGCAACAGTAGAAAAATGGTTAGAAACAAATAAGTTGACCGATACATCCATACTACCCATGTT